AATGGGAGAGGACCTACAAGGAAGGCCTTGATTTACTTGGTTTAGAGATGGAGGACCGGACCACGCCTTGGCCCGGAGCCTGTGGAGTATTCCACCCGATCCTGTCTGAGTCTGTTGTTCGTTTTCAAGCCCAGACTATTCAGGAAATTTTCCCGGCCAAGGGACCCGTAAAAACCAAGATCTGGGGCGAGACCACGCCGGACCGCATTGCTCAGGCACAGCGTGTTCAGGAGTACATGAACTATCAGTTGCTGGAGGTTATGACCGAGTATAGGTCAGAAACCGAAAAGCTTCTGTTCAGCTTACCGCTTGCTGGTGCTGCGTTTAGGAAGATTTACTTCGACCCCACCCTTGGTCGTCCCTGCTCCATGTTTGTTCCAGCGGAGGACTTTATCATCGGTGACGATGAAAGTTCTTTGGAAAACGCGGAGCGTTATACCCATGTGATGAGCCGAAGCACGAACTACATTAGAAAGCTTCAGGTAAATGGTTTTTACAGGGACGTAGAGCTTCAGTCTTCTGGTCCGTCCGTAGATGTAATCAAAGACAAATTCAATGAGATTTCTGGGATTCAGTTTGAAGAAAGTGAATCCAATAGACATCAACTTCTTGAGATCCATGTTGATTACGATCTACCCGGATTTGAAGACCCGGATGGGATTGCACTGCCATACGTAATTACGATTGACAAGGGGTCGCGTCAAATCCTTTCGATCTATCGTAACTGGTCGCAGAGTGATCCAGAGCGTAAGAAGATTCAGCACTTTGTCGAATATGGATATGTGCCCGGAATTGGTTTTTATAACCTTGGGCTGATCCACATGATTGGCGGGTTAGCAAAGTCTGCCACCAGCCTGCTTCGTCAGCTTGTGGATGCCGGTACCCTTTCCAACCTGCCGGGCGGACTGAAGACTCGTGGCCTCAGGATCAAGGGCGACGACACCCCCATCATGCCCGGTGAGTTTAGGGACGTTGACGTTCCCAGCAATAACATTCGGGACAACATTACGTTCCTGCCGTACAAGGAGCCCTCGGGCGTACTCTACCAGCTTCTTGGTACGATTGTCGAAGAGGGCCGTAGGTTTGCGTCCATGGCTGATATTCGCGTGGATGACATGCGGCAGGATGCTCCGGTGGGTACGACGCTGGCCATCATGGAACGCGCGATGAAGGTGCAGAGCGCCATTCAGGCAAGACTGCACGCAAGTCTGAAGAAAGAGTTTAAGATTCTTGCGAGGATTATCCGCGACTACACCTCTCCCGCCTACCCGTATGAGACCGATGTTGGCGAGGATATCAAGACCGCCGACTTCGATGACAGGATTGATGTAATGCCTGTGTCTGATCCCAATGCGTCTACGATGGCACAGCGGATTATGCAGTATCAGGCGGCGCTACAACTCGCCGCTCAGGCACCCAATCTTTACGATCTTCCGCTTCTGCACCGGCAGATGATGGAACTGATTGGCATTCCGAATGCCGACAAGGTTGTTCCGGGTGCCGACGATGCCAAGCCCAAGGACCCGGTCACCGAAAATCAGGACATTCTTACTCTTACTCCGGTTAAGGCGTTTGAGTGGCAGGACCATCAGGCCCATCTTCAGGTCCATATGGTTCTCAAGAATGACCCAGAAATGGGACAGCAGGTTCAGAATACCCAGCTTGGTGGTGCGTCCCTTGCTTCTCTTGATGCCCACATTCGCGAGCACCTTGGGTTCCTGTTCCGTTCCCAGATCGAAGAAGAGCTTGGAATTGAACTGCCCCCGATGGGAGAGCCGCTTCCAAGGGACATTGAAAAGCGGCTTAGTGTTCTTATCGCTCAGGCCGCAGACCAGTTGCTTGGCAAGAAGCAGCAGCAGGCCGAACAGCAAAGGATCGCAGAGCAGCAGCAGGACCCGATCATTCAGCAGCGCCAGCAGGAACTTGAGATCCGGGCTGCCGATGTTCAGCGCAAGGCTCAGGCGGATCAGCAGAAGGCCATGCTTGATCAGCAGAAGCTCGCTGCAAGCATCGAAAGCGATGAAAACAAGACTGAACTTGAGGCACAGCGAATCAGACTGGAGGCCGCAAGACTTGCAGCAGAGCTTGGGCTTGAGCGGCAGAAGGTCGAAATCAATCTCATGAAAGACTGATTATGAATGAAACTGTTTTTAGTTACATGAAGAAGAAGTTGCGAGAGCAAATGAATGAGATCGCTGACGCAATGGCTCTTGGTTCATGTCAGTCATTCGACCAATACAAGCACATGGTTGGACAGATCGAAGGATTGGCTTGGGTTGAGAGAGAACTTATTGATCTTGAAGAAAGAATGACCAATGGCTAAAAAGAACTGGATCAAGGAAGCAATTAAAAAGCCCGGAGCATTTAAGGCGAAGGCCAAGAAGGCTGGCAAGTCTACTGCTGAGTATGCGACTCAGGTTTTGAAAAAGGGATCGAAGGCCAGTGCGCGCACCAAGAAGCAGGCGTCCCTTGCTAAGACTCTTGCTAAGATGCGCAAAAAGTAATGCCTACCAAGAAGCCTAAGTCGCGAGTTAACGAAGCTGGCAATTACACAAAGCCAACGCTTAGAAAAAAGCTATTTGAAAAGATTAAGTCTGGGTCTAAGGGTGGTCGTGCGGGTCAATGGAGTGCTAGGAAGGCACAGATGCTTGCCTCTGAGTACAAGAAGGCTGGCGGGGGGTACAAGGACTAATGGCAAAGAAGAAGAGCCAGAAGGATCTTGATCGCTGGACTAAGCAGAAATGGCGCACCAAAAGCGGCAAGCCGTCTACGCAGGGGCCTGACGCAACGGGAGAGCGCTATCTTCCGGCATCAGCCATTAAGTCCCTTAGTGCCAGCGAATACGCTTCCACCACCAAACAAAAAAGAAAGGATACAAAGAAGGGGAAGCAGTTTTCCAAGCAGCCACCTAAGATTGCTACGAAAGTTAAAAAGCATAGAAGTAAGTAATGGCTAAGAATGTTAACCATTATTTAAAAGATGGCACGGTTTGGAACGGCAACTATCACAAGATGCCAGATGGTTCCCTGCACACCAATAAGACGCACACCAAAACGAGTAAGCCACTTTTTCACTTTAAGGATTTGAGTGAACGTGGTAAGTCGAACGCCAAAAAGTCTAAGAAAAATTTTTAGTAGTATTGCGTTCAAGTAATAAGTGCTGTATTTGTTGTACCCGTAGTACGCATCGCTAGGACGTAGCGCAACACAATCCAAGGATTGCAAATGACTGCCAATGCAGAAGCAGGGAACGTGGAAGTATCTACGGACGCCAGCGAAGACAACTCTCGCAAGGCGTCCCAGTTGCCCAAGCCGATGGGCTACAAGCTCTTGATCGCACTTCCAGAAGTTGAGGAAAAGACCGAGGGCGGAATTATCAAGTCGGCAAAGTCGATGTATGAAGAACAGATTGCTACAGTTGTCGGCTGGGTCATGGAGATGGGTCCCGACGCCTATAACGACAAGTCCAGATTCCCCAATGGGCCGTACTGCTCCGTTGGGGATTTTGTCGTATTTAGGGCTTTTAGTGGCACCCGAATCAGAATCCATGGCAAAGAGTTTCGCCTGATTAATGACGACACCGTGGAGGCTGTCGTTGAAGATCCCCGTGGCATTGAGAGAGCTTAATAATGTCTACCAAGGAAGAAGCTTTTTTCGGCGTAAAGAACACGATTGCTTTGCCTGAAGTGGAGTCTGACGATTTTGAAATCGAAGTCGTTGACGATACCCCAGAGGAAGATCGGGTTTATGCTCGTAATAAGCCCAAGGATTCTGACTCGAATGAAGAAATTGAAAACGTCGGAAACAGGGCCAAGGAGCGCATTAACAAGCTTAAGTATGAGTACCACGAGGAGCGCAGGGCCAAGGAAGCGGCTCAGAGAATGTCTGAAGAGGCTGTTGTCGCAGCCGAAAGACTTCAGAATGAAAACAGGCGGCTCCTTGAATTAATCAATAAGTCCAAGGATGCCATCAATACAGAGGCAACAAAGCGCGCAGATGCGGATATTAGATCTGCGCAGGACGAGTTTAAGCGCGCTCTGGATTCAGATGACAACAGTGCCATTGTCGATGCACAGCAAAAGCTGACCATCGCGCAAATGGCTAGGGCTAGTGCGGAAAACTCTTCAGACCATCTTATTAGAAACTGGCTTCAGGAGTTTGGCCCAGAGGATGTTCCTTCTCCCAAGCAGAATCAGTTTCAGGAGATGGATATTCAGCCTGACCCTAAAGCACTTGTATGGCAGGAAGAGAACCCTTGGTTTGGCCAAGATGAGGAAATGACAAGTTTTGCTTATGGTGTTCACGACAAGATTGTGCGTGGAGGTGTTGACCCACAGTCGGATGAATACTATACATTAATTAACAAGAGAATGCGTGAGGTTTTCCCTTCGCATTTTAATGTTGATACAGATGATCAACATGACAGCAATGTTATTGTTGACACTGCACCTCGCCAAAAGGCGAACCCCGTGGTAGCACCGGCAGGACGCGGTTCAAAGGCTGCTCCACGCAAGATTACCCTGACACAGACCCAGATTAAACTCGCGAAACGTCTGGGACTTTCACCGCAGCAGTACGCTGCGCAACTGCTTAAGGAAAATTCCTGATGGCTACTGATCGCGCACCCAAGGCACCACGCGACCTCGACACTCGCGAACAAAGTGTACGCAATAAGACGTGGGAACCCGCATCTGTGCTCCCGGACCCGGAACCTCAGGATGGATGGGTATTCCGCTGGATTCGCACCTCTATGGTCGGACAGGTGGACAACACCAATGCATCCAAGCGTTTCCGTGAAGGTTGGGAGCCCGTAAGGGCAGAGGATCATCCTGAGCTACAGATTATGAGTGATCATAACTCTGACTGGGGCAAGAAAGGCGCAGTGGAGGTCGGAGGACTTCTGCTGTGCAAGGCCCCTGAAGAGTTGGTCCGTGGCCGTCAGGAGTACTACGCCAAGCGGGCGCAGGATCAGATGCAGGCAGTAGACAACAACTTCATGCGCGAGAGCGATCCTCGGATGCCTGTTTTCGCGCCAGATCGTAAAACCTCGGTTACTTTCGGGGGCGGTGGCTCTCGTTAGTGGCCAAATCCCAATAGGTAATAACTATGGCAAGCACCGCTGCACCGTATGGCGCTCGCCCGATTGGCACCATGAGTGCGTCCGGCTCGTTTTCGAGCAAGACGCGGCTTCTGGAGATTGCCAGCGGGTACAATACCGCCATTTTTAACGGTGATTTTGTGAAGCTGGTTGCCGCTGGAACCGTCGAAAAGGACACGGGGACGACCTCCCTGACGAC